CAGTCGTTGATGCAGTGGGTCAGCGCGGTCAGTCCGCGTGCTTGATATTGATATTCGGGGTCGAACAGGTGGATGACATTTTCAGCGAGTAGCCACTGATCAAGCTCTCCGTTTTTGTCGCAGAATGCATAGGCTTTTGCCTCGCCACTTTGATAGTGAACGATGCCATCCTTGAGCATGCCGCCTTGGTACATCTTGCCGTCAGTAAATCCCTTTGGCGTGGCGATCCGGTGTGCCGGTATGCCCTGATACTGCGGGAAGCCTGTTGCCGTCTCAGTCAGCAAGACAAAGATTTCACCATCCACATCGATTGACGATGACCAGCCAAACAAGTTAGTTTTAAAATCATGCATGCCGCCCCTAGCATCACCGATGCGGTAGAATGTATCGTTGAGAAACTTGCCAGCAATGTTTCCAAACTCCTCATCACCGCCTTTGTAAATTGGCACAAACGCCCTGCCGACGGCATACATGCTGCGCTGGTTGATAGCATTTTTGATCGGCCCAAAGTTCAGATAGATTCTGCGAGCGTGGCTCTGCAATGTGATCCGATCATTCGATGGTACAAGGTCTTCGATGTCGCGCTTCTGCACCGGCTCCCACGGGCGGTGGTAGTTTTGCTGCGCGGCCCTTGCGGCTTTGTAATTAACCTGCCGTCCGAATTGGTCGAGTATTGCCATATGTTTACATTAAAAAAATCGACCGAGCGACCGGCTACTGCTAGGCACAAATCCGTTGCTCAAATATTCCATCGCCATCCGCAGTGCGGTCTGCCGCTCTGTTTCGTTTAGACCGACCAACTTTGCCATGGTCACGCCGTTCTTCGTGGCGGACGTGATGCTGTCCATGCCGCCCTTTGTGAGCGCTCCACCCATCGCCGCGTCGAACGCAGTCTTGATGGCAGCAATCCGCTGAGGGTTGCACTGGGCGTAATGGAATAAATTTCTCGCGACTTCTCGGACGTTGGCAGCCATCGACTAGGCCGCCATGTCAAACATCGAAGCCAGGGATGATCTTCAGCATAAGCGCCGCCACGATCTGCATCGCCTCCACGTCCCACGCGTGGTTGTTGTTCCGCGTCCGCGTCCAGCGATACTCGACCTGCTTGGTCTTCGAGTTGGTGACCTCCTTTTTAATCTCGCTGTCAATCTGCTTGAGGAAGTCCACCGACACATCATCTGGTATGTCCCACGATCCAGCGATCCCGGTGCGGTGCGCGTGCAGAATGTCTTTGATCCGGTCGCTCGCCCAATGCGAGTAGCGGGCTTTCCCGCCGCCCGAAGCGGTCGCATCTTGAAAGCGGGTGAACGGGCGGTGAATCACATCGCCATTCTGTTTTTTGTAGGCGAAACTTTTCTGACCGCTGCCGTGCAGTGCCGTCCAGTTCATGCGAGCGCATGCCGAATAAACTTGGTCAGTGTCATAGCCAGCATCGACGAAGACCATCTGTGGCTTGATCTGGTAGCGCAGCGCAAGGTCATGCACGCCGTCGAATGTCTCGATCCGTCCATACCAAAGCAGCATCGACTCTCCGCTTGCTCGCCATGCCCTGACTCCCGCCCAGAAGTGGTCGCGTTGTTTGTCCACGGTGAGGAAGCGGTGTGCCTCATCCTCAATCTTCTGCTTGTCGGTGTACTCGGCGACGAGGTAGCCGTTGCCGACCAGCGCCGATCGGTTGTCAGTCAAGTCCTCCTCCCATGTTTCTGCCAGTCGCTTCTGGATGAACTGCCGCAGCGGATCCACGTTGCCGACGCGCATCGCTGCCTTCGCCTCGATCCAGAGCAGCACGATCTCCCACAGTGGTTTTCGCCAGTTCGCCAAGACGTTGTAGTGAAATCCAACATGACCCGGCATGCCGACCGCGGTTGCCACATATTGACCGCCCTCGGCCAGCGCCCTCCTCGGTTGCGGCGAGTCCGGGCATGTCCAATCGCATTCGGCATTGTCGCACTTGAGTTGTGCCATCTGCGCTCGCTCCAGCGGTTCGAGAGTCTCATCCTCGTGGCCGACCACGTTGCACCACTTCCACGGTTGTACCGTGCCGCAGTCGGGACAGGAAAAACTGAACTCACGCTGGTCAGAATGTCCCCATGCTTTGTCGAGGTCATCGCCTTTGACTCCTGCCTGGGAGAGGATAAAAAATTGCCTGTTCCACCGATCATGTAATCGACCTCGAGCCTCGTTCAACATGCCGGGGCGATACTGCCATGCCTCGTCACAAAATACGCGGCGCATTGATTTCGATTGCAGTCCGCTCAGGTTTGCGCCGGTCAGAAACAAACTCATGTGCGGAAAGAGAACCTGCATCTTGCGTTTCTTGTGCCGATCCTCCGGCAGCAGTGCCGCAGTCTCTGGCGTGTTGCGGATCGCATAGTCCATCCGCGTCTCTGCCCAGTCTTTCAAGTCGTCATCGGTTTGCCCCACCAGCAGAGTCGGCCCCGGGTCTTCGGCGATGATGTATTGCAGCGCCGCCTCCATGAATGTGGTCTTGCCTGTACCGATCGGGGCGAGAATCACGATCTCTTTTGCGTCGGCATTGGCGACCACGTCGAGCGGCTCGATCTGCCACGGCGCATTCGATGTGGAATATTTAGGGGTTAATCCATCTTGGATCGCCACGCGGTCTGTCGCCCATTGACTCGGTGGAAGTCGGGCCGGTGGTCTGCATGCGCGTTGGAACACGCTCATTAGTTGATCAATCGCTCGCATCGTTATCCCAAATTTTGGCAGTCGATTCTGAAAGCATTGCCATGATCTCATCGACCTTGCCTCGGATGATCCGTTGCATTGCAGGTGGATCGCAGCCCTCAAGCTGTGGCGGCAGGTCAGCCTCCATCCGCAGGATCGCCGCCTTGACCGCTGCTGCGATGCGGATCAGTGCCTCGTCAACCATCGCCTTCGCCACATATTTTCCCGCAGCCGCCCGCAGTTTGTAGGCGTTGAGCAATCCGTCGATCTGGATTTTTACCGTCTGAGCTTGGTGCTTGTCGGTGACATTCGATAGTTGCTGGATGATCGCCTCGATGTCGATCTGCGTCGGGTCTTCGCCTGGTGCTTGAATCTTAGCCGTGAGTTTCGGCATAAACTCAGGCTTCAGCGTCGGCGGAATGCTACGCATGCGACCGATCCTGAGCCGAACCTCTTTGTCTGAATTGACGTTCACGCCGCAGCGTTTCCAACTGCTCAAAGTTGGAATCGAAACTCCAATCTCTGCAGCTCGATCGAGCGCGGTTGTTTTCTTTTTCGCAGCCATATCAAACAATCGTTTTTATTTTTCCAAGTATTCGGCCTGCGATACTTGGTTGAATAGGCGACCACGGGTGACCTCGGCAAGCTGGGCGATCTTCAATGGGTCGTCGATGTAGGCGCGGACGCGGGTGCTTCCTTCATAATCGTAGACCCAAAGCTTGTTCGATCCGACCGGGTACATGTAGGCGCAGACCGCATGACCTTTTGTCTCACCAGTTTTCAACGATGTGTATTGGTAGAGTAGCACCTCGTTCCACTTGGTCGAGTTGCGCAGACCGTGCCGCATCGTAATGGCGGTTGGCAGGCACGAGTTGTTTTCCCACTCGACATATTTCTCAGGATTTTTCGGCGTGGTCGAGCAGCCTGCGAGCGAGAGCAGGCACAAGTATTTCATGGCAGTGGCTAGTTGTTCAATTTTCATGGTCGCAACCTATCAATAGACTCATTTGAGGATCAGTTATCGACTTGCCCTTTTGCAAGTTTTTGATGGCACACAATGGACGTAGGTTTGTCCAGTGCCAGCATATCGAAACTTGATTGTAGTCCGTATGATCAAAAGACGAGCAGGGTAAAATGTGGTCGATGTGCCATTTGCTACCGTAGTTTTTCCATGTCATGTGATTAGAAAACTGTAGTTCTAAATGTTTTTTGAATTGTGGTAGCGTGCATCCTATTAGTTTTCCGATGCTTCTAGATTTTCCACCTTTAAAAAACTTCTTAAATCTAGTTCGCAACGAATCAATCGTCCTAAGCTCAGGTCTTAATGTGTGTCGTTTGCGTCTTGCATCGTTCATTTTTAAAAGGCGGATTTTGGAATCTTGCTTTTTTTGATTTGCCGAGATTGCTCGTTTTTGATCAATGCTTAACAACTTCCATTTTTCTCTACGTTTTTTATTTTCTAAATGTTTATACCACAGGCATGACCAGTCCGGAAATGATCTGTTTTCTTTTGAGTATTCTGTCATGATGCACTGATTCCAGTAAGATGGACGCGCCATGTGATGGATTGTTGTTTTAATTGGATCTGTTTTGCGAGGCCACACGCAGCCCTTTTTTATTTTCTGTAATGCCCCCCCGTACCCAATACCTTCAATCATGGACAATTCTATTGCCATTTTTTTCACCTCATCTGGGATTGAGTTTTTTGGACGTTTTCTCACAAGTCCGATCTGAGATTTTCTGATAGCGACAGATTCACAATTAGTGATTTCAATTCCATCGTGTTGCCAAATCGCCAAAGTCTGGCGGCTTATTCGATGCTGGCGAGATATGGCGGAGATATTCGGTTTCATGAGAGAATGATTGAAGTTGAGTTAAAGGGTTGACTGCCAATGGCTCTTTTATGCTTGAAGGGATGAGGCGGAAC